TATTTGAACCAACTGATGTCGCCGCTCCAGCCTGAGCATTACCAATGCCTACAAGATTAGAACCTATGTTTGATCCCGTTTGAACCGCTTGATTACCTAGATTTCCAGCCGTCCCGGCACCTGAGTTAACAAGTCCTTGAAGCGAATTTACGATTGGCTGCCATCCGGCACTAAGCGCAAGATTACTCCCGGCATTGGCTCCAGCCAATAATGTATTTCCACCAAGACCTGTAACCGTTCCCTGATTTGAAACGCCCTGTTGTGTAATATCCTGCAAGAACTTAAAACCTGGAATGTTCTTAAGAATAGAACTCATATCGGCACCCGGTTTTAGCAGGTCGGATAGTGTCCCTGCCGCACCTGCACCAGCTTGAATAAACGGCTGCTCGTTTGCCTGTGCCGTATTAAACATTCCCTGTTGTGCTTGAATAGCCCGATTGGAAGCATTGGTTTGCTGCATACTTCCAAATATGGAAGCACCAGCCCCAATAACACCCGCGCCCAAGATTGCCGCTGCTATGCCAGCCATTCGTGTTTCTCGATCTGCTGTCTTACGAAGTCGTTGTATTCTTGTTCACTGTAGGCAAAGAACTCTTTTTCGATTTCCGTAATATTGGTTTTGAAGGTGTGAACGATGGTTGTCCAGACACATTCTGTAACCGCATAAGCAATTCGTTTGATGCCCGGTTCTGAGACAACCGTGTGAGAAGCTGTGATTTCCCGTATTGTCTCGTCAATTGAAACCCTGATGGTTCCTTTGGATAAAATATTGACCTGCGGATACTTATGAATAACGCCTGTAATCAACGCATCAGCCGGAACAGTTATTTCTCTTGCATAAATGCCCGGTGAAAAATAATGCTTAACCGGAATCTCAATCTGAGGAAGCTTAAGCATTTCCGCCTCGATAGCGCATATCTGCGCTCGCATAGGCGGAATAACGAGTTGGTTCATGCCGCTACAATTGACGTATTGGAAAAATAGAACGCTGCAAGAATGTTAGCAAATGCGAGCGATACGGGATTATTAACGCCAGCATTAACAGCAAGATAAGTGATACTCGCCCCGACTGGTGGATAGACATTCAGGTTATTTGCCGGGTCATTATTAAATATCCAAACCATCTGTCCTGCCGTGAGAGCCGGAAGCAAAATTCCCGTACCGGGAGCAACCGTAGTTATGTTGTTCCAATCTGCATTCAGGGCCAAGGCATCCGCCTGCGTTGTTCCTGCTGAGGAAAGGGCATCGGCTGGCGTATAAAGTGAACCGTTATTCTCGCCTGTCCTATTCCATAATGCTCTAAAAAACGACATCCCGGCATTGGACATATTGCCGGACTGATCTGTAATCGGGGTATTAGATGGCGGAAAGTTTGTCGGGAATAGTTGTATCATAAATCCCCGTCATGCTTTTCAACCTCGATAAATGCGTCATTCAGGGCCGTTTTCATCGGCGTGGACCAAGACAACTCGAATATAAAATCCGCGCCATATCCCAATCTATTCCATGTAGAGCGTGTCAAATATAGCCCTTGCGCACCCATAGGGGACATCACGGCATTGCCCCAACTAGCCCCACGATCCCGGCTAGTTCTCAATGAAATCAAAGGTGGTTCGGTAATCGTAGCCGGACCGAATCCAGGAGAAAATCCCATGCTCCACGGGTTAGTTGTTGTCGGATTAAGAACAGTTCCCGGTCCGTTACCAACTTCAGTATCCGCCACAAATTTCCAAACTGTAATTCTTTGACTTTCACTTGAAATTACATGAGGAAATGATCTCAGATAATTGATTGGTAGTCCGTTATCTGTAAAATTCCCCGTATCCAGCTGGTAAAGATTTCCGTTCTGCCAATCCAATCCAAGATTAAAACCGTGGGCGTAAGCCTTAAATGGAGTCAGACACCTATGGGCAATTCCATTTGAATCAATATGCGTCCATTCATGCCATTGCTTTGTTGCTTCGTCGTAAAGCCAAGTCTTGTCGGCAGTCGGAAAATCCAGACAATAAAACGCATGGCCAACAATCTGAAACACGGAACCTATTGCATCGTCAACTCTAGGGTATTTCAAAAATTCAGATTCAATGGCATGGGTAGATATTCTCTGCGCTATGTTCTGGCTGCCCTTCATTACCATTCTGGCTCCCTCTGGACTTTGCGAGAGCCAGTAGCAGTTTACGTCTTGCTTCGCTGCGCTGTACGGAGCACAGCACCCGTGTTCGATTATCAGACCGGGTTGGATTTGAAAAGGAAAGGGTACTGCACCTGCGTTGTACCATAGTTCGCTCTTGTATTTTCCTAGTATCCAAACCGCCCGCTCAACCGTGATAACAACCTGGATATCATCCGGCCATGCCGTTTTTACACCAACATAAAGACCGTTAAATACTAATTGACCAGCAAGCGTTGAATACCAGTTTTTAGTGTTCGGCTGATTAATGACGATGAAGCTATCTATGTAATCCGGTCTTGTCCCGCCTAGAAAGTTAGGATCACCAATCTGACTGAAGGCATGACCCGTAGCCGTATCAATAACAACCGTGAACCCATCAAGTGTGCCATCAAGGAATAACGCATCCACCCCATTATCAATCGCGCAAACCGGAGTTGTTATCGGGTTGGTCATGGTCCCGACTAGATGGAACTGCCAACCATCGTCCTGATGGATGTGATAAATATTCTCATTTACAACAACAAATAACTTGCCATTCGTAGCTGTAAAAATACCCCGACCAAAGCCGGTTACAGGTGGAGAATTTAGAAGTGTCAATCCAGGTCTAGGATAATGCGTTACCGGAACAGGCGGGTTTGTTTCCTGCGGATTGGCTTCAGGATAAATATTTACACATCGTTGTGCATTGGCAATAAGAGACGGGGCAGAATAAGCCCCGCTCGTTAGCGGTATTCTCGGCATTAGGTTTCATTGGTGATTGCGCCACCCCACCACTGAGTTGATGTTGTATTGCAGATAAAAACTGAGGTTGTCGTATCGGCAACCGAGACTGAAGCATCGGTAGCCGCCGCGTTTATCTTGTCACCTTTGAATGGGAAAACGGCAATGCTCTGCCCACTGTGATTAACAAGGACAAGCATGGTTCCCGACGCTGCCTTGGGCATAGTGACGGCATCGCCAGAACCAGCAGTAGAAACCGAATTAAACCCATAGGTTAGCTTTGTCCCGGCTACCTGCGTTTGCGTAGCTGAGGCAGTAATTCCACCCTTAGTCGTAAAACCTTGTCCGTTTGCGATAGCTCCAGCCAACCCGGAGGCATCCACAAGACGCAAGCCTGGATCAACGCTTGTTAGATCGGAAGCTAGATTTGTACCCATCATATTCTCCTATTAACCGTTGCCGAATTGATCGCTCAGGATATTGTACCCGCTCGATTGAATGATAAGGACTTTAGGCATAACCAACTCAGGAACGGCAAGATTACTCTGTTTGACAATATCGAGCGATGATCTTGCCAGCGCATTCAATTCAGGATCGGGTCTAAGACCCTTGCCATAAGCCTGCCGGTAGCGTTTTGCGAGATTAAATTTCATCGCGGCTATATAAGCCGGAGGAACATTCAATGCGCTGCCAATAGTAGCTACCGTGAATACCGGAATGACATTCTTCAGCCCAATATGAATTTGATAGACGGTTGGATTTGGTATTGGATAAAGGAATAGCGTTCCGGTCGGCCAAGCTGCATCATAGAAGGCATACAGCCCAAACGATACAAGTCCCTTCAATGATAACCGGCTATATTCCTCACGCGCCTGGATGATCTCTAATGGTGTATCAACATTTAGCCCGGAAACTACCAACTGCCTCTGATAGGCAAATTCTAACCGTGTCGGAGCCGAAGTTACGTTAAAGTTTCCACCCGGTCCTACCGTGTAGCTGTTAGCTCCCGTTGAAGTGAATGCCAGATCGACCAAATCCCAAGTCATCCAGCGTTGGGTGTTCCATTGCCCAACCATATCATTAAAATCAGCCACCGCACTAACAAGATCGCCACCCGTCATGGATTGCCCGTCTGCAAGCAATCCAGCTTTCTTTTGAGCCTCGGTGACGACTTCGTTAACGGTTGTCATTTAAGATCGGCTGGCAGGTCTAACGGCTTGGCTTTGGGCGGACGGCCCCGGCGAATCGGAATAACTGCATCCGGCTGCTTTAGATTGGCAATATCCACATCAACCGCTTTGGCTGGTTTGGCAGTAGTGCCGAGTTTTGCGTGTTCTTCGTCCTCAGTTTTAACAACAACCTTTGTACCATCCGGCAAGTCAATCCAGCGCGGGTATTGCTGATATTCAGTATGTACATCACCCTCAGGATTATATTGTCCTGATCGAGCAATCATTGGCCGAATATCTCACTGCAACTGTTTTTGATGCTCAAGGTAGGTTTTCTGAAAGTCTGTCGGGCCAGCCATTGATTGCTCCTGTTAAGTGGCAGGGGCTTTTACACCCCTGCCTGTTAGATTTAGACGGCATCAGGGACGATGCACATCCATTCGGGACGAATAACCAGTGACCCGAAGAGAACGTCCAATCGGGTGATTTCCTGGTCGGTGCCAATCATATAATCGGTAATGGCTCGCATAGAGACATTATCGTACTTGTGACGGGCAACAACCTTGTTCGCTGGCAACGGAAGATCGCCAGTAGCCATCGTAATAGCCTGCGGCGCATAGCGGAAGTTCTTGCGATAAGTCGCACCGGAAGCCGTGTAGAGCGTAACCGTCGCGTTGGTAGCAGGTGAAGCATCAACCGTCTGATATTGAACAGCCGGACCACCGGCAACACCATTCGCGGTAGGAACAAGCGACGGATAGACATTAAGAACCGTCGCATTAGCAGCCATCGCAACCGTCACAACAAACTGGCGAAGTTCACCAGTTGAAAGCTTGGTTACGCGGTTGACCGCATTAACAGCGGCAATCGTCACAATATCGCCCGCCGCGAGAGTTCCGGTAATGGCGGTAACGGTAAGTGCCGTGCTGCCCGTTACAGTCGGAATGCCGTTAAGCGTTCCTGTCGTGAAAGTACCTGTGACAAACTTGAGAACGGTCTGGTCTGAAAACCAAGTAGCTCCCAAAGCCTTATACATCATGCCTTCGTAATACTGATCCGAAATGGCACTTTGTGGGTTGAGCAAGCCTGACA